GGGCGAGTATGAATACAAGGTTTATGGTGACAAGGGCGAGACGCAGACTTTCCCGCAGTCTGCCATATTGCATTTGAGGGGTCCGTCTTATACCGGCATTGCTGGCATGGATATTATCAAGATTGCCCGTGAAGCAATCGGATTATCCATTGCTGCCGAAACTGCCTCCGGCTCTCTCCATAGCAATGGCGTGAGACCTTCTGGCGTTTATACCGTTGATGGGGAATTGAGTGATACGCAATACAAAGCACTCGCCACATGGGTCCATAAATTCTCGGCTGGTGGCGAGAATGTCGGCAAGCCATTGATACTGGACAAGGCCGCGAAATGGCAATCGACGCAGATGACTGGTGTAGATGCTCAGACACTCGAAACCAGGAAATACCAGGTCGAGGAAGTCTGCCGGTTTTACGGTGTGAATCCGATCATGGTTCAGTATTCGGACAAGGCAACCACCTACGCATCTGCTGAACAGATGTTCATCGCGCACGATAGAGACTGCCTTGCACCTCGATGGACGAACTACGAACAAGAATTCGACGCGCAGCTTTTGACCGAACAGGATCGGAAGTCTGGGTATTATTTTGATTTTGTCGAAGAAGGAATGATACGGGGAAGCATTAGGGACACCAAGGATGTGATCTTGGGTTATGTGAATGGAGGCTTGATGACTCCGAATGAAGGCCGGGCGAAACTTGATATGAATCCTGACCCTGACCCGAAGTCGAATGAATTAAGAATCCCTGTATATCTGGTCGGCGAAGAAAAGGAACCGACCTCGGAGGAAGTCATAAAATGAACCATCTATTGTGCGCTATGCGCGAGATCAAATTATCCAGCGCGGAGGCCATGACGTTTGAGGGGTACGGCGCGGTATTTGGGAACATTGATTCATACGGGGATGTTATTGAACCCGGTGCATTCAGCAATTATTTATCTGAGGTCAGGAGTGGTAAACAAAGCTGGCCAAGCATGTTATCGCAGCATGGCGGCTTTGGAATGTCTGCTGACGATATGACTCCTGTGGGTGTTTGGACTGATCTATCCGAGGACGGCGTAGGTCTCAGGGTGTCAGGTAAATTTGCCGACACGCCCAGGGGGATGGAGTTATACAAACTGATGAAAATGGAACCGCGACCGGCCATAGATGGTTTGTCGATTGGTTATTACGTCAAGGAGTTTGAACCGCGCAGCAAGCCGGAGGACCCTAGACGACGACTGAAAAGAATTGATCTTGTGGAAATTTCCCCGGTTACATTCCCTGCAAACGGCAAGGCGCGTGTGTCGTCCGTGAAATCGTTTGACGAACTTTCCAGCATTACAGAAATTGAAACCTATCTGCGCGAGGCAGGCGGGTTTTCACGCAACGAAGCGAAGGCTTTGATTGCTCGCATTAAATCGTTTGGCCCGCGTGAAGTGGGCGAGGATTTAACGCAACTATCCGCTGCCCTAACGGGCGTCCTTGGAAAATTTAGAGGTTAACAACATGAGTGATATTTTGGAAGTGAAAGGGCTGGTTGAAAAAATCGGCACCACGTTTGAGGAATACAAGCGCACCAATGACGCGATGCTTGCGAAAGCCGCTAAAGGTGAATCTGTTGCAGAGCTTGAAAACAAGCTGTCGAAAATTGACGCTGATCTGCAAAAATTCACCGAAGCGAAAAGTCAGATTGATGCGTTTATTTTGAAGCAGACTTCGCCCGGCGCTGACACTAAAGAATCTGGCGACCTGCGCGAAGAAGTGAAGGCTTTTAATTTGCAATTGCGAGCTGACTTGCAGGGCAAAGGCAAACCCATAACTGGTGAAATCGGCGTCGAGGAATACAAGGCTTATAAGTCAGGTTTCTTGAAAACGTGTGCCGGTGTGAAATTTGAACAACTGAGCGAGCCTGAGCGAAAAGCATTGTCTGCTGGTTCCGATCCTGACGGCGGCTATCTGCTGCCATCCTCGACGACTGGCCGCGTTGTTGCCAAAGTTTACGACAAGTCGGTAATGCGTCAGATTTGTAATGTCCAGACGATCAGCACCAACAAGCTGCCCGGATTGATTGACAATGACGAGGCTTCTGCTGGCTGGGTGTCTGAATTGGGTACTCGCTCTGACTCGGATACTCCGCAAGTTGGTAAATGGGAAATCGAGGCCTTTGAGTTGTATGCGATGCCAAAAGCGTCACAGACGATATTGGACGACGCCGCGATTGATCTGGAAAGCTGGCTGGCCGCGAAAGTTGCCGACAAGATCGCCCGCGTTGAGGGTGCTGCTTTCTGGGAGGGGACCGGCTCTGGTCAAGCTCGCGGACTGGCTACCTACACCACGGCTGCGACGGCTGACAGTTCACGCGCATGGGGTCAGATGGAGCACGTTCTATCCGGTGCCAGCGCAGATTTCCATACTACCGATTTTGATCCGGTTGTGGAAATGGTCAGTGCGTTTAAAAACGAATACCTGCCGAATGCCAGCTTTGTTATGCGGCGCAGTGTGTTGAGCAAGGCCCGCAAACTCAAGGAGTCCACGACTGATCGTTATTTGTGGGAACCTGGTATGCAGGTTGGGTCGCCGGATAAACTCATGGGGTACCCTGTGCGTATCGACGAATACATGCCGGCGCTTGCCAGCGGGTCTTTGTCTCTGGCCTTTGGTGACTTCCGCGAGGCTTACACGATCGTTGACCGCATTGGTATCCGTACCCTGCGCGATCCGTTCACCGCGAAGCCCTATGTTGTGTTTTACACGACTAAGCGCACTGGCGGCGGCTGCGTGAATTTTGAAGCTGTGAAATTCATCAAGTTCTCAGCCTAATAGTTATCCGATATGGCTGGTCGAGAGGCCAGCCTTTTTAATTTCAGAGGAAACGAGTTATGAACAACAATGATTTGCATAGTAGCGTGAAGCAAATCCTGGCGATCAATCCTGTGGCGCTTGGCGCAACGGGTGCGATTACGGGATCAATAATTGACGGCAGGGGTTACGGTGGTATTGAGTATGTGGTGACTTATGGTTCGATCACCACGACAGGCACCGTAGTGACGGCCCTGCTCAAAGAAGGTGATGTGACGGGTACGCTGACGAGTGTTGCTGATGCTGATCTTCTCGGCACCGAGACGCTTGTTAGCTTGGCTGCTGGTACGCGCACTGCTGGAAGCGGCAAGGAAGTCTGCAAGCGCATTGGGTACAAAGGGACCAAGCGTTATACGCAGCTTACCCTGACTGGTAGTGGCACGACTTCGGCTGGCATTGTTGGCGCTAGTGCAATTCTGCATTCGCCGCATGTTGCTGAAACTGGTGTTAGCAATCCGTAGTAATCTCCCCGAATAGTCCGTTGCTCATCCCAGCGGAGCCGTGAAACTCGGCACCTTTTATCGGATGAGGATAAATTAAATGCACGTTGCCATATTGGGGCTAGGCCCATCTGTCAGGCAGTATTTGGAAATAACAAAACGGTTTGGCGGTCGCAAGGCGTTGTGTGACGAGACCTGGTGCATCAATGCTCTAGGTGATGTATTTGCATGTGACCGTATATTCCACATGGACGACGTTAGGATTCAGGAAGTCAGAGCGAAAGCAAAACCGGAAAGCAACATAGCAAGGATGCTTGACTGGCTAAAGACCACGAAAATACCCGTAGTAACTAGCAGGGCGCATCCTGATTATCCGGCGCTTGAAGAATTTCCCTTGCAGGAGGTTATATCAAGATTTCCCTGCGGGTATTTCAATAACACCGGACCCTACGCTGTTGCCTACGCGCTGTATAAAGGCGTAACCAAGCTGAGTTTGTTTGGCATGGATTACACCTATGACAACGTGGTAGATGCGGAAAAAGGCCGCGCATGTGTGGAATGGTGGTTGGGCGTAGCATCACAACTTGGCGTTGAATTATCAATGCCGCGAACTACCAGCCTAATGGACGCCTACCATGAACAGGCTGACAGGTTTTACGGTTATGACACTGTGAAGCTGGAATTCGCCAAGTCTAATTCTGGTGTTGAGTTGACTAAAACATTTCTCGACACGCTGCCTGATGCTGAAACCATCGAGCAACGATACGATCATTCTGCGCCGATTGAAACGCAGCATGTCCGGTCTAACACTGAGTAAAATTCAAAAGGGCAAACGATATGGGCAAAGTTTCTGAGGGTCAAGGCGGGGATGCTGTCATTGTTGAAAGTGGCGGCGTTGTTGTCGTTAAGTCTGGCGGGCGTGTAAACGTAGAGTCGGGCGGGCAGATTGTTCTTGAGTCTGGAAGCAAAGTCATATCTGGGACGGCCCAGGGTGCGGCTTTGACGGCACAGTTAACAACGATCACTCACACCGCGCCAGGTACGCCGGACTATGCGATACAAGCCCTGACCGATACTGGCGGGTTCGGGTTTGCCACGGCAGACGAGGGCAATTCGGTCCTGAAAGTGGTGGCGAATTTGCAGGTACGTTTGGCCGAGGTTGAAGCCCGGCTTGAAGCCGCTGGATTGGTGATTGCTAACTAATGCGGTGAGTGGTCAATGTCGCACCATTTAAAGAGAGTCGAACAGGTATCAATCGGTGGGTCGAAAATCGATTTTGCCATTGTTGACGACGAGGGGCACACGCTGGCGTCTGAGCGCGTTCATGTCCACGAATTGCTTGCTATGGATGAACTTGAAGTTGCTATGCTTGAGTTGAAACTGGATGCCAGAAAACGACTCTTGCAGTCCGCCGCGATTCAGTCTGCCGTATCCGCTCCTGATGAAAAGACAAAATTCAAGAGGCTTGCCGCAGAGGAAGTAAAGACTGCCGTTCGTGGGGTTAAGGACTCGATCAATTCTGAGGCCGTAATTCCATGACGATACAAAATTTTGTCGGGGCCATGATCCCCGTA